ACAGGCAACTTATCAACCTTAGTCACCAATGAAAGACATTTAGTGGCTATAGGCTCGTCAGATGACCCCAGAAAGGTTGCTTGGTCAAACAGGGAAGATCGTAACAACTGGACATCGAAGGCCACAAACACAGCAGGAGACTTACAAATACCTACAGGCGGTAGAGCCTTGTTTGGTGTTAAATACAGATCCGATGTGATTATTTTTAGTGATACTGGTATTAACAGAATGTTTTATGCAGGCTCACCTTTTGTTTATGGTATAGCCGATGCAGGAACGAACTGTAAATCAATCAGTTCCAGAACAGTTGTATCAACAGGTAACTTCCTTGCATGGATGGGTGAAAATGCTTTTTATATTTACGATGGTAGTGTTAGAGAATTACCTTGCGAAGTACATGATTATGTTTTTGATAACATCAATGTAGCAGGTAGAGCAGCATCTTGGGGCGGACATAACTCTAACTTTAATGAAATATGGTGGGGATTCCCAAGCGGTGATTCACAATACAATTCTAATAAATATGTAATATGGAATTACAACTCTAATGTTTGGTCTATTGGTTCTATGGACAGAGGTTTTTGGATTGACCAGGGTGCATTTACTTATCCGATAGCTGGTGACTCACAAGGCTTTGTTTATGAACATGAATCAACCACATTAGATAACTCACCCAATCTAAACTCACAAGTACCATTTTGCGAAACAGGGCCTATACAAATAGGCAATGGTGATAACTATGTGCAATGCAATCAAATATTACCAGACGAAGAGGCTAACTCTTTACCTGGCGTTACCCTCAGTTTTAAAGGTCGATTTACTCCATTAGGCCCAGTTACGGACTTTGGATCATTTACTTTTGAAAATGATGGTTATACCGATGCAAGATTTACAGCACGACAAGTGCAAATGACTGTAACAGGCAGTACCACACAAGACTTTCAGGTGGGTAATATACGCTTAGATGTTAAACAAAGAGGCAGAAGATAATGGATCTATCTGCACAAAGACAGTACATACAAAGGGCAACCAATGTTAAGTATTCTTTTACAGCTACCACACAGCAAACTATCTATACAGCACCTAGCGGTGGTGACTTTGATTTTGCAGTTATTAAAGGTTTTTTAGCTTGTGACCATGGTAATCAACAAACCAATTTAGATGTATCTATAACAGATACTAGCTCTAATGAGTTTTTTATCTATAAACAAAAAAACATAGGCGCACACGCTACCGAAGAATTACAAACCAATGCTGGAATTATTCTGCAACAAGGCGAAATAATAAAAGCACAGGTTAATCATGCAAACATACACTTGGTTTTAAGCATTATAGAATATGGAAAAGGCGACTAATAAAGTCACACCCATTAAAAAACAACCCGAAGAGTGGGAAGTTCAATGGGAACGCTGTAAGCCACTGCTTATCAAAGCCATGAAATATCAAGATACCTATACAATTGAAGACATAGAAGATAAAATAAGAAATGGAATAGCTTTATTATGGCCAGGTGAGAAATCAGCCATGGTTACAGAGTTAATACCTTTTCCTCAAATGTTATCAATGAATATATTGGTATTTGGCGGAAACTTTAAAGAATTTGAAGAAATGTTAAAACACATAGAAAAATTTGCAAAAAAAGCTGGCATCAAAAGATTATATGGTGGTGGCAGAAAAGGATGGATTAGAAAAACAAAACCGCTTGGATTTAAACAAGAAGTTTTATTAAGCAAAGATTTATAGGAAAAGAATATGCCACAAGCATTACCATTTATTACAGCAGGAGCAGCGGTTTACGGAGCAACCAAGGGCGGTGGCTCTAAACAAACATCATCTACGCAAGTCGATCCTGCGCAAATGGCTATGTACGAAGATCTTTATGGCAGAGCCAAAGGTATTGCGCAACAGCCATTCGTACCATACACAGGATCAAGAGTTGCTGGATTTAACCCAGATCAGCTTAGACAATTCCAAGCTACTCGCGGTATGTTTGAAACTGGTATGCAGTATGATCCATTGACAGGTTTACAATCGTTAGCTCAACAACAAGCACCACAAGTGGGTCAAGTTGGCTCATTATTAGGAGCTGATATAGGTGCATATCAATCACCTTATCAACAACAAGTTATCGATCAAACGATGGCTGATATACAAAGACAATCTGATATTGCACAGCAAGTAGCACAATCAAGAGCAATTAAAGCTGGTGCATTTGGCGGTTCACGCTCTGCTTTATTGGAAACTGAAGCGACTAGACCTTATATAGAACAACAAGCCAGAACATCTGCTGCATTAAGACAAGCTGGTTTTGAGCAAGCACAAAGAGCTGCTGAATCAGATATCGCAAGACAACAACAAATGGCAATGTTTGCACCAGAGTTAGAGCTACGCGCAAGACAACAACAAGCAGGATTGCTTGGTGGCGTGGGTTCAATACAACAACAAAGATTGGGTCAACTTGGTCAAATTGGTTTGCAACAACAAAGATTACAACAAGGCGCATTGGATGTTCCTTACGGAGAGTTCCAAAGAGCTTTGGGATATGGCCCGCAACAACTTGGTTTATTATCGCAAGCTGTGTTTGGTCAGCCACAAAATGTTATTAGAACTGACAGAACTAGCCCATCTTTTCTTGACAAGGCTTCTGGCGCTGTAGATTTATATACCACTTTATCTGGATTAATTTAAATCATGGCAGTAAACGATTTATCAAAAACATTTGGCATCCCATCTCCAACAGAAACATTGGATTTAACGCCGCAATTTCAAACCTCTCCAGAAACAGGCACTCTAGGCTTGGAGCAACCAAGTACATTAACAAGAGTTGGTAGTAGGTTATCTAATAATTTAATTAGAATGGGTGGTTATGATCCCATGCAATTAAGCGGAGAACAGCAAAGAAAACAAGCTAGACTAGCTGGATTGCAAGAGCTGTCTTACAGATTATCGCAAACAGCTGCTAAATTATCTGGTGATCCAGCAAGGATGCAGATAGCTCAACAGCAAGAGGCTCAGAGATTAAAAGCTAGACAAGATCAATTCAAAAAGAGACAAATTGTAGAAGGTTCTGATGGTTTAAAATATTATGTCAACCCAGACGGATCTTACGAAAGGGTGTTTCCTGGTTTAGAGAAAACCCCAACACCAAGTTCAATAGAAATACTGCAAATGGTTGATGAAAATGATAATTTTATTAGAAATATCACAGAAGAAGATTTTGTAAAAGAGCAACAAAGTGGAACATTACCAAAGGGTGCAAAGCTCACTAGACTACCCACTGATACCAAAACAGCGCAAACAAAACAACTTACAAAAAAATCTGATATTTTTATAAGCCCAGAAATTAAACCTTTTGAAAAACAATATGATGCAACTATACAACTTATAAATGCAATTCAGTCAACTGCTAATCAAATGCACAAAGAACCAACAGCAGCTCTTGCGGCTGGTGGTTTATTTCAATTTGTTGATGCTTTGGAACAAAATGTAAGCTCTGTAATTGGAGAATATGCAAAAATTAATGAAGATGTTAATTTTGATTATGAACAGCAACAAAAATCTGGAACTTTTATAGCGCACGACACCAAAAGAGATTTTGGAGAAAGAATAAGAGAAATATCTGGTGGAAATGCTGTGCTAGAATCAAAAATAAGAGATTTAGCATATTTATTTGCTGCGTCAAGAGGACAAGAGGGAAGAGGGTTGTCAGACAAAGATTATGAAAATGCGTTAAGAATTGTTAGTGGTGGAGTTGGCGCAGAGGGAAGAATCAAGGTTTTAGAAGAGGTTGCTAATAGAATTTCAGGAGATGTAACGCTATCATTACAAAATCAAAAAAAGAGATTAAATTATAGGGCTGAGAGGATGCCTGACAGAAAAGAAGATTTTGATAAATATATAACAGAAATAGAAAGCATATTTGCAACACCATTACCATCTTTTGTAAATCCATTTATGCAACAACAAACACCACCTTTAACAACAGGCGGGCCTAATGACATTCCAAGAGTCAGAATACAGTTATAAAAAATGGCGCAAAAAGTAATTTATGAGTTTGAGCTACCCAATAAAACAATTTTAGAAATTGAGGGTGAAGCTGGTAAAGAAGAAGAGGCAAAATTAAAAGCGCGAGAATATATTGCTACAGAATTTGAACCACAACCTGAATTAACAAAACCACAAACAGCATTAGATTACGCAAAATCAGCTGGATCTGGATTATACAAAGGATTATCTTATATAGCTGGTTTTCCTGGTGATATTGAACAACTTGGTCAACAATATTTACCACCAATAATGACAAGACCTGTAGCAGAAATATTTACTGGCAAAGAAGTTCAACCAACTCAAGCTTTTCCTACATCTGCACAGCTTAGAGGTATAACTGAAAAAATTGTACCGCCATTAAAAGGTGCGGCTGAGTATGAGCCTCAAACAGGTTTTGGAAGATATCTTCAAACAGGGATAGAATTTGCTGCACCAGGCGTGACTGGTAAAACAGCTGCCGCAAGAAAGTTTGGTGCTGGCTTGGGTCTTGGAGGCGGGGCTTTATATGAAACAGTTGAGTCTGCAAGTGACAGTCCTGGACTTGCAAGCGCTGTAACAATACCAGCAATGCTAGCAACAGGCTTCTTAGCTGGCCCATCAAAAGCAGCTAAATTAACAGAAAGATCTTTAGTTGGAACTTCTGAAAAAGAAATTTCAAAAGCTATTGATTTAGAAAATGCTGCAAAAATAGCTGGCATTAAATTGTTGCCTGGTGAAACTTTTAAAGACAATAAAATGATTGCACAGCTAACAGAAGATGTTTTAAAGTCTGATTTAGGCTCTGCTTATATATATCAAGCTATAAAAAATAGACCCAAAAAAGTAGAAAATTTGGTAGAAAAACAAGCTAATAAAATTTCTTCATTACCAGAAAGTCAAAGAGCTATTTTTAAAATGATTAGTGATACTGCAAAAACCACTGTTAAACAAGCAAGAAAAACAAGAACCAATAAAGCTCAAGAAGCTGGTTATAAAATTGCGGATACAGAAACTTTGCCGCCAGAAACAGTATTAGATATTATTGATGGGATTGATTCTATTCCTGTTCCCCTAAATAGCCCGAGCGCAAGTAAATTACAAAATATAAAAAATCAATTGACCAAAGAAGTAATCAGAGACGAAAAAACAAAAAAAATTATAGAGATCATTCCAGAAACAAATATTAATAATTTGAGTTCTACTTATAAACAATACAAAAAAGAAGTAGACGCTTCAAATAAAGAATTAGTCACTGGAGGAGAAAGGTTTGTTATAGAAGATTTAAGACCAAAACTTTACAATGTAGATGAAACTGGTGCATTAGATTTACTGGGTAGTGCGCTAAATACTAACCCAGCATACAAGGCTGGTAATGAAAAATTTGCTGAACTTTCAGATAGTTTGGTTAAGGTTGTTGAGGCAAATGTTTTGCCTTTATCAAAGAAAAAAATAAATTTAACCACAATAGAAAATTTTGTTTTTAATCCCAAACAAGCAAATAAAAAGGATATTAACGACACACTATCTACTTTAAATAAAACAAATCCACAAGCTACTATAGAAATAGCAAATGTCTACTTTAGAAATGCCATTAATAATTCTTTTGGAATTAATAAACAAGGCGCTGATTTAAAGCAGGGTTTTAATTTGGTAAAAGCGGTAGCTGGAAAAAAGAAAGAAAGAGAAAACTTTTTAGCAGTAATTGATAATGTAGCAGATGCTCAAAATGTTAGCAGAAAAGACTTAAAAGTTGGTTTTGAAAATATGCTTAACATATTAGAAAGAACTGGAAGAATATCTAATATCAACAAACCTGGTTTTGATGTTCAGGGAATAGCAAAGCAAACTCTTGCAAAAGATTTGGCTATGGCAAAAACATTTAATCCTCTTGTAAGGCTTTCAACAAAATATAGCGAACTTAGGGCCAATAACGCGTTTGATAATCTTGGAAGAATCATGGCTGACCCAGAATCAACCAAGCGATTAGTTGAGCTTGGTAGAACCAACCCCAGCTCTAAAGCAGCTATAAATAAAACCATTCAAGCAATAAGTATTGTTTCTCCTTTTAGAGATGAGCAAGCAGAACAACCATATTCTTTTGGCAACACACAGGTGGCAATACC